AGAACTATTACTTGTCCAACTCCATAAGTCAAACGACTACGGGGTCTTGGGCCTCCTGCGGCGCTAATTCAAGCGTCTGCTGGGGATCCACAAGTCAATGGCCACCAGCTCCGACATATACGATGTCGGAAAACGTTGATGGTCTTTTACGGTCCGTCGTTACGGATTCGTATCATAGAACTCTGTTTGCACGGGGTAGTGCTAATCAACTACTATTCAACCCCTCATTGAGGTGGAGAAGAATGGTTGACGGTGCTGCTCTTTCCCTTAAACCGCTGCGGTCGATAGCTAAATTTCTTAGCTAAACACCACTGGCGTCAAAATCTAAAAGAAAGCGAGGGCCTTGATATGGCTGCTCTTCAAATGCTTCGTCAGGAAAATAACGGCGTTGTTTACGCCGATCCTGCGAAACCTGACATGACTGTCAGATTCCGAAACACCTCCAGTAACAAAACGTTGAACAACGTCAATGTTAAGAACTATCTCACCGAGATCATCTATAATGATGGTAACGCTGTGACAGTATCTGGAGTTTCAGCAACCGACGCTATTTCAGTTCGGCTCCGCGTAAGCGGGACTGTTGAATCGGCAGCAAGGATTGCTGTACTTCTTCATGCTCTGGCTGACCAGATTAATACCTGGCAAAGTCAGTCCGTATTTTCCGGATTTAATCCTACTTCTGCGCCGGTTATTCCGGCAGCCAGTTAGGTAGGTTAAAATGCATGAAAAAGGCACGATCAATGCTGTAGGAAACGCTCTCTGTGATTTCACCTTTGAAAAAGGTACATCACGAGCTGAAAGTTTCTCGCAAGAGCGGTTTTCAGCGAAACTAGAGCGCCCAGATTCGAACCCTTCGATCAAGCGCAGAGATGCCGCTTGGGAAGAATGGATCGAATCCGATTTAACTTTAAGACCAAAGGGTCTTTACAAACCCAATTGGGCTATCGCGCGTCTTATCATAGCTGATATCCTTAGTCATTTTCGACTAGGATCCGTTAGTTTTACTAACGGCAGCGAGTTCATTCCTACTCTAGGTCGAAACTCTATTGAGTCTAAACTGATGAGGTCGAAATGGACTTGTACCGCTGACAACTTTGGTCTATGGTTGAATACTTGTTATTCACACCGTGGATTGAAGCAGGCTGTGAGGAGACGATACGCGAGGCTATTGGCCACCCGTAGCATAGAAAAGAAAGAGTCCGACCGTAAGTTATGGAATCGATATTCAAAATATCGTGACTGTAACAAGCGAATATTCGGCTTTAAACTTTTCTGTGTGACAGAATTGGTTCACGGAAATAGGTTTACTACGGTCCCTAAGAACAATCTTAAGGATCGACCTATTTGCGTTGAACCTTTGGCTAATATCTTGTCCCAAAAACGTATTGGTGATGG